AATAACTATACGTGGCAATCAAATTGCCGCTGGCGTCAATGCTATAGCTATATTGGTTTGTTCCGACATCTACTGTGGCATATAAATCTGAACCGCCAGACTGTAGTTGTACATTTGAATCAGTTATTTGTGTGTATTGCAAATTTCCACTAGCATCTACAACAAAAGCATGTACCATCGTAGTGGCCAATGCTCCTTTCATGTAAGTAGCAACGTTGGATAGCGTACTTTGATAGCTAGTTGGTCCTGCTGGATCTACTACATAGATTATAGTGGCGCCAGATAGCGTGGATTCTGATGGCAGATCTGTAATTTTAATTGACATACAATTATCCTAGTACAAAATAGTAGCCGCTTCCGCCTGCTACATAAGTGTCTAGCTCTTTGTCTAGACGGTCAAAATCTTCTTTGGCACTTGATTTCAAATCAGATCCATTCATCTGAATTGGACTTCCTGGGCCAGCAATACTGGCAAACTTGCTACGTGCTTCACCTAACATCTGTTTACAAACAGCCAAGGTATAGTCTTTCAACCATTGCTTGGCATATACATCTTGTAACAAGACCCAGTCTGGACGGAAATTATAACTTTGTACAAGAATCTGTTCGCCTTGTGCAAACGGACGTTGTAGAATTGTTAGTAAATGGCTAGTTGGTTTCCATTTAAATTCAATATAACTACCAAACATACGTCCAACTAGTTTTTGATAACCAGCAAATGCTTCATAAGTTGCTAGTCCGCCCATCATGCTACCACTCATCAAGTAAGTGTTTGTGTACGCCAAGTTGAATGGTTCGAACAATGTTCCACCTGCACCCATACCACTTCTTGAACCGATAGCACGACGAAATACCTGACGAACTTCAATAACTTCGTCGGGCAATTTATATTCATTTGTATCCTGAATTAGTTCTATAAACAAATAGCTTTCTTCCACAGCATTTGGGCTTTTTTGTCTATAGCGATTTAGTGCTCTATCCAGTGCTGCTTCATAGTGTGCTGGGTCTAATTCCACCTCAACCATGCCGTCGCCTAGCATTAGTTTGACATAGTCAAATACCTTATTTCTTTCAGCTGTTGGGTCGGATAGCGTTGTAGGTGCGAAATCGTCCATAATTAGTTCCTCATACATATTTAGCTTCGATAAATATCATTATGCCACGCTTATCACTTTATAAACCAGAAAAGGGCAATGACTACAAGTTCATTGACCGCCAAGCCAGCGAGATGTTTCAAGCTGGCGGAACCGATGTCTATCTGCACAAATACTTAGGTGCTGGTACAGACCCAGCTAATGCTACAGCTGATCAGCCTAATTATGCTAATACAGCAGTAACAAACATACAAGATTTGCTATTTTTAGAAAATCGTGACAGAAAATACGACTCGGAAATCTACAGAATTCGCGGGCTTTATAATGTACAAAATATTGATTTTAATTTGAGCCAATTTGGCCTGTTTATTGACAACGATACCCTGTACATGACCATACACATTAACGATTTTATCAAGTATATTGGGCGCAAACCTATCAGTGGGGACGTTATAGAACTTCCGCATTTGCGTGACGATTTTGCTCTTAACGATTTTGACTTTAGTTTACCACGTTATTATGTAATCGAAGATGTAGGCCGTGCTAGCGAAGGATTTAGCGTAACTTGGTATCCACATTTGTACAGATTAAAACTTAAACGAATTACAGATAGTCAGCAATTTGCACAAATCTTTAATCAGCAAGCCTTGGATGCCAATGGAGATCCAGTTGCAGGAACTACTCTTAAAGATTTGCTCAGTACATATAATAAAGAAATTGAAATTAACAATCAAGTTGTTGCCCAAGCTGAAGCAGATGCTCCTAAGAGTGGTTATGAAACTCGTCAATTTTATACTCTTGCGGCCAGTGCTACTGGCGGGCAAACTACACTACAGGCCGCAGATGATGAAACTGTCAATGCTAGCAATGCAGGACAACTTGCCAGTGGTACGTACGGTGTACCATTGCGTACAGGTTATACAGGATACTTGGTTGGAGATGGTTTTCCAGTTAACGGATATGCGTTTGGATTTGGTGTTAATTTTCCAGCGGCGCCAGCTAACAATGACTTTTTCTTGCGTGTAGATTTCTTACCTAACAGATTGTTTAGATTTGATTCTGGCACAGGCGGATGGGTAGCTGTAGAAGATAGTGTACGCATGACTATGACACAAACTGATACTCGTAGCACACTTAAAACTGGATTTATCAACAATAATCTTTGGACTTATTCAGATGCAATTGCCACAACATTTGCAACATTTACACAAGATCAAATTGATGCAGGAGTTAGTCTTATCAGTACAACTTTACCATCTGCTCCAGTGGGAATTTATGTAGTTTTAAAACTAGACAACATACTAATTGATTATGCTGTCAGTGATTATCCAAACTTAATTACAACTTATAGAAAAACTCCATCAAGTCCATTGTTGTTAAGAATTAATTTACCTGTAATTGGCGGTGAACAACAGACAATTCCTTACGCTGGACAATGGACTATTACCTTATACAACGATAGAGAAGAACAAAGACAAAGCATCAGCAAAGTGCTTAGACCAAAGGCGGATTTATAATGCACATCTATATAAACAAGGAGGCTTCGGTTTAACGCCGTTGTACTATTATACAATTCTTCTACGATGCGCAAATCAGACGATATATTACGCAGACTATTCGTGCGTTTAGTAATTTTGTGGTAAAATACGGTGACGGTAGTTTACATCGTATACCTGTAATGTATGGAGATGCTGAACGTCAAGTAGCTAGCATTATTAGACAAAACAGTGAAAATATTGTAAACTCTGTTCCACGTATCAGTATCTATGTTACAGCTCTAGCATTGGATCGAGATAGACTAGCTGATCAAACTTTTGTAGATACAGTTAATATTCGCGAACGTGCTATAGATCCTCGCACTAACAAATACTTGCCTGAACAAGGTAAAAATTATACCATTGAACGTTTGATGCCAACACCATTCAAACTTACTATGAAGTGCGATATTTGGAGTGCCAATACAGATCAAAAATTACAAATACTTGAACAGATTTTAGTCTTGTTCAATCCTAGTCTAGAACTACAAACTACAGACAATTATATTGACTGGACCAGTTTAACTGTATTAAACTTAAATGATATTAACTGGGATAGTCGAACAGTTCCTGTAGGCAATGACACACCAATTGACATTGCTACCATAACACTAGATACTCCTATATGGATTAATCCGCCAGTTAAGGTCAAACATTTGGGTGTTATTACAAAAATTATTAATAACATGCATGGTTCTGCTGTTAATAGCGGAACTTATATTGAAGGGTTAGGTTCATCAAGCGACCCATTAGGATCGACTACAACTTTTCAAAATCAATTTGACGAATTGACTATCAGTATTACTGGTTATAAATTAGAAGTATACAACAATCAAGCTATTTTATTAGAGCCACACGAAAGTACAGTTCCATTGGAGCCTACATTAGATATTCCAGAACGTCAAGGCACACCAGTAGACTGGATGGCCATTATGCAACAATACCCTGGAAAATATGTTGCAGGTTCAAGTAGACTATTTTTAACACAAGCAAATGGTAGTCAAATTGTAGGTACTGTGGCTATCGATCCGTTGAACTATACAATCATGCATGTTCAATGGAATCCTGATACACTTACATCTAACACAGGAATTGATAGTGCGGGTTTACTAGATCACGAATTAGGTTACGATTTATCACATTGCTATAGACCTAATAGTCCTGGCACATTTGATGCTATTATAAATCCACAATCATTTAATCCAAAACGTCCTCAAAAACAAGATACAGATCAGCCTATTGCTGTGGGCACACGATACTTGATAATTGACGAAATAGGTAGTACACACAATGCACCAGGCAAAGGTGCTAGTGCATGGCAGGACATCTATGGACATGATTTCGTAGCAGAAGTAAACGACATCATCGAGTGGACAGGGGAAACATGGACTGTAGTTTTCCACGCAAACCAAGACAAAGACACCTTAGTGTGGCAAACGAATATATACACTGGAGTACAATACCTGTGGAACGGAGTTTCCTGGGCAAAGAGTTTTGAGGGTGTATATACATCAGGTCAATGGAGTCTAGTCTTGTAAAAGAATCGATAGTTTGTAGCGGAGCATTGTTCTACGCCAAATCTACACGAAGATTCTTACTGTTACAAAAAGCACATGGCAAGCATGAAGGAACTTGGGGTTTAGTTGGTGGTACTAATATCACTGGCGAAACTCCATGGCAGGGCTTACAACGAGAAATTGCTGAGGAAATTGGTACAATACCAAAAATCTTAAAAACAATTCCGTTAGAAACATTTGTATCAAATGATAAAGTGTTTAACTTTCATACCTATCTCTGTGTTATAGAAAAAGAATTTGTTCCTGAACTAAGTGATGAACACATTGCTTGGGCATGGGCAACTATCGACCGTGCGCCTAAACCCTTACACCAAGGTCTGCGTAATAGCTTTTCGAGCAAAACAATACGTACAAAACTTCAAACTGTATTCGACTTAGTGGAGTTGATATGAAAGAAATTGTTCGTATGTTCCCTACTACCGTAGGGTTTTATAATAATCTAGATTTTTCCATACATGCTGATGTTAAAGAAGTTGTCAAAGACAAATTATTAACTAGTAGCTCTAACTTTTTTCAAACTAAAACAGGTGTTCATAAATTTAAAGAATTTGAAAAAGTAAATTATTTTGTAAAA